TAAAAAATAATAGCTTATATAAATGAAAATTAAAAACAAAACACAACAAAAAATGGTCGCTGTCGTTTTTGTGATACTTGTTTCTATAATACTTTATCAATTGAGTAACCCAGTCGTTGTTAAAAAACAAGTTCCCGTCGGTGTCCCATTTGAAGTTCCGGTTCAAATACCTGTAGAAAGAGAGTATAGAAAACCACCTATCAAAGAATATAAACCTGGGTATGTACAACAAATGGGTGTTTTGGTAGGACCAGATGACGAAACACTACCTTTATTTGGTAAAGAAGTCAGGGGGAGACGAGATAGGTATCATTATTATACAGTTACACCAGGTGAACAAATGTATTCTTTACCTGTTAAACACGATACACGCGATTGTATGGACGATATAGGGTGCCAAGAACTTTATGGTAATGAAACTGTTTCGGTTTTAGGACAAACGGGTTCATTCCAGACTAAATTGTATAGAACGGATAACTTCTTTTAATTACTTTTTCTTTTCTGGTACGACGGCCTTGTATGCACATTTACCTATTGTAGACGCCTGTGAACTCATACAACAACATGAGATAACTAAAGTTGCTAATACCTGTGGACTTTTTACAAATTGTATAGCTGTTCGTGCTGGTTTATACACTAGAAAAAAACAACATAAGCAACAGCACAATGTAGATGCTAAACTTGATGGTTTACATTGAAACGATGTCATTTATATTAAACAAATAAAATATATTGGGTAATATAAATGAAGATTGATATTTTAAAAAACGAGGCGAAACGTCTCGGACTTCGTGTGACTAAAAAGGTGAAGGGTAAACGTGTTCCCTTAAGTGAAAAGGAACTTAAGTTAAAAATAGAACGCAGACGACCACCTGCATTGGAAATACAGGTTCGCAATTCAAAAAAACTTTTACGAACGTGTAAATCATTATTAAGGACAATGGAACCAAGTGTTCCGAGAGCTCCCCGAGTTTCGGTAAAAAAAGTTGAACCAGCAGCTACGCGCGCACCTCCAATTCCTCCTGCACCCCCAGTTCCACCGCGGCCTGTAAAGCGTGACCCTCGCGCCAATTTAATGACAGCACTCAAAGCAAACCTCGAAAGGCGTGGTATTAGACGAAAATTAAACCAAACTTCTTAGTTATTATTTTTTTAGCACCCCCGAGTTCGGGGTGACTCCACAATAACCACCTCGACCAAAACCCAGTGGTATACAAACCTGACTTCGTCCAGTTTTCTTTATCACTTCGTGTAACATCAAGCATGTTTTTATGAACAAGTTTAGGATCAGTTTGTTTTTGAACCATATGTGGTACAAACCCACCGTGACGCGTGACATACATACGCATACGTAATGGATTTTTGTGTTTTGTATAATCGGAGTATCCTTTGGCTCCAAAATCAACAATTTTTCCATTATCAAATGTAACCCTGAACTTTTTATCTAATCGCGGACTTTTTCGTAATCGAACACGCATTATATAATTACTTAACATATTTATTTTGTAATCGTGCAAGTGTGTAATGATGATACAAATGTGCTGAACTAATAAATAATGAAATGTATATAGCTGGACTGTAACGCGCTTTTTTATTCAAAAGAAGTAAAACGAGGGATGCTATAACAAGTATAGTTGGTATAGTAAATAAACCAATTTGAACATTAGTTAGACCTAAAAATCTTTGATCTAATGTGTTTACCTTTTCAGTTTGTACTGGTGCGTAATATTCTTTTCTTTTATAACCTGGCATTTATTATAAGTAAATAAAAAAATGTGGTTTTTGTTATTACCTTTTGTTTTTATATTTCAGGATTATATAAAAAATCCTATAGATAAACTTTATTTTCAAAAACCTTTGCGTCCGTTAGTGGGTATACGAAACTCGGTTATAGATTTATTTTTTCATAAACCACATTATTCCGTAGACGACTTTACCGGGCTTTGGCGTGTACAAAAACACTTTTATGATATAAATGATGAATACAACGCATTATATAAAAATACAAAAAAATATTATTTCCATGACCTCGATCCATGGTTTGAACGCAATGAAAATTATTATTATCATAAAATAAAAGATTTTCCAAAAACCCATGCATTTTTAAAATCGATTCAGTGTGTTGATAATGCAATGATTTCGGTTATGGAAGGACCAGTGACTATACCAGCACATCGCGCCGAAAGTAATTTACAATTGCGATATCATTTAACACTTGAAGGTACGAGTAATCTTGATACAGAATACGAATTTCATAAACACGAACCGGGTGAACATATACTTTTTGATCACGCGAGATATCACCGCGTTGATAAATTTGATGATAAAAAACGAGTTGTTTTAATAGTAGACATTAATAGATTTTAAAAAAATAATACTAGTATTAAGCATGATATTTAAAACCCTCGAAAAACTCGTGGTTTTGGAAGAAAATTATAACATCATGCGAAATGAATGTTTACATTTACCAAAAAAATTTATACAAAATAACCAAAGAGAACAAGGTGAATGGGTTGATTCTAATAATTTGTTAAAAGTCGTGAAAAAATATGAAAATGATCACGGGTGGTTGAAAAGTTGGCAGGATGATGGTAACACGTGGATAAGTTGGCCAATTATTTATAATGGTATTCCTATACCTAATAATTGTAAATATTGTCCAAAGACACTAGAATTACTATCCAATATAAAAGGTATACGTGTAGCTGCATTTAATAAATTATTACCTATGACATGTTTGGACATTCACACTGATGATAACACTGGATTAACTTCAAATAGCGTCGCATACAATTTAGGTTTAGATGTACCAGAAGATTGTCATCTTTATTTGCGAGAAACTAAGATAGCTATAAAAAACGGTAAATCTATAACATTTGATTCAACATTTCCGCACTATGCAGATAATAATTCGGAAAAAGATAGATATATTTTGTACATGGATGTTGGTATTACAGATGAAGAAATGGCTTTATTGTAAATGTTTCCTACACACCGCTTTATACATGTTATGATCACCAACAAGTTCAAGTTCATCATTTTGTACTATACGTTTTGTAAACGGTCCATGTGTTCCATCCATACAATCCATACACATCGCTGATATTTTGAAAACTTTATCTGCGAGAGGTACACAATCTACAAGTTCACCGAATTTTCTCTGTTTATAATCACCATCAAGCCCTGCGAGTAAAATAGTTTTACCCGAATCAAGAACTCGTTCTACAAATTTTTTAAGACCGGTAAAAAATTGAGCTTCATCCATTGCTATAACATCAACTTCTGAAAAATCGACTTCGTCGAGGTTGTTTGTTTTTATACAGTCGAAACGAACATTATCATGGGTGCGTAAAACGTCTTCAGAGGCGCGTGTATCTTTTTTTGAATTTATAACAAGAATACGTTTACCTATAACTCTGTACCTTTTCAAACGCCGGATAAGTTCGGACGTTTTTCCTGAAAACATGTTACCCATGATAATTTTCAAACTCATTTCTAAATATACGTTACATTATTTTAAATGGTTTTAAAGAAAACATTCGTAACATAATAAAACATGGAAACACTCAGAATTAAACGATTAACACTCGACGCAACTTTACCTACGCGTGCATCCCCTGGTTCAGTGGGATACGATTTGTATAGTATGGAAAACATGACAATTAATGCATGTGAACGTGGTATTGTGAGTACGGGTATTTGTGCAACGATTCCTACAGGTGTCTATGGTCGTATTGCCCCAAGATCTGGACTAAGTGTAAAACATGGTATTCAAACGGGTGCCGGTGTTATTGATCCAGATTACACGGGTGAATTAAAGGTTATCTTGTTTAATCACGGGAGTGAATCCTTTGAAATTAAACAAGGTGATAGAATCGCACAATTAATTCTAGAAAGATGCGAAACACCTCTTATTGAAGAAGTTGACGAATTACAAGAAACGAAACGTGGTGAACGTGGCTTTGGATCTTCGGGTACTAATTAAACTATATATGTCGCGTAAAATAAGAGACCTCTATTACAAAACGCACTTTTATACGTGTTGTAATAGACGAACATTAACGTTTTCTGATACTAAAATGAGTTTTTTTTTAAATCTCTCAAACGTAACATGTGTTTTATTGAGAAATTTATAATAAATCCCTGATTTCGTATGTTATATTTATATAATTAATTTCCAAACGCGACGCCACCCATACCATTCTTAATCCTGAGAATGTTATAGTTAACCGCGTAAGCTCTAAGTACAGCTGGTGTATTAAGATTGAATGGAGTATTTATAGTAATTTTAGCGTTATCTATTCTAGAAAAGTTTAATGTACCTGTTGGCTGTGACTTATTCATTGTAAGACAGAAAGGCCAAGATGTAACTGGTTCTGCATCAAGTGTCGTTGATAATACAGAGCAATGTCTTGATGGGACAATTTGGTTATGATATTCATACGTCATGTTTTCAAAAAGTGGTACACCGTTAATATACATGGACGCCGTATCAAAACTATATCTTTGTTTTTTATTTAAGTTGTCCCCATTAACACCATTTGCCCCTGTAATATGCACAGCCTTTACTGGATGATTAAAATAAGTTAAATCGACAGATGTATCTGATACAGTCATTGGTTGATATTGTGTTTGGGTGATAAGAAGTTCGTGTTCATTATTTGCAAAGAATTCGCGTTCCATAGTATCGAGGTATACATAGGAACCATATACCTTTGGTGTTGTTGAAGGGTTAAAGTTGGGGTGTAATTTGATTCTAATTTCAACTTCGTGATATTGAAGACCGACCATTGGGAGAGACTTTGTCCAATCTTCACTGAAAAAGAATGGGATCATGTAACTATTAGTCGATGTATTTTCCATACTATCGTAACAAGTCGTAACACAAGTTGCTTTGGCTTGAGATTCATTATAAAGAACGTTATGTATACCAGAAATAAAAAGAGAATCTAATCTAGTTACTTCCTGGCCACCAATCCACAAAGAAAATTCGGTTGGTGTTGTACTCGAATCAAATAAACTCGATGCAGAATTAAAATTTTTATTTATATTTGTACCTTCTATCCATACATAACTTAACAAATCACCTTTTGAGCGAATTGGGATAACAACTTCGTTACCTGCGCCAAATGTTCCGATATAATCCATTCGTTCTGGCTTGATGGCAAAATTTGTATGACGTTTATAGTTTTGTCTAAAAAAAGAGACTTCTGGATTGCCCGTGATATAGACATCCTGGGCACCGACTGAGACAAGATCAATCAAGGCAGCTGACATATTTACTAATATACTATATTAAAAAAATTGGGCATTAACGTATTAGATAAAAATGGTCGTGTTCCAGGTACTCACCTGGGAAACACAAGACACTGAAGATGAACACTTAATTAGTATTTTTGGTAAAACGCGTGAAGGTAAATCTGTATGTGTTACAACAAGTTTTACTCCATACTTTTTTTTAAAACTTCCGAAGAAAATGACAGCGATGGATGTTCGTAATCTTTATACGAAAATAGATAAAACGTGTCCTGAATGTTTAGTGGGATATGATATAGTTCAAGGAAAAGATGTATGGGGTTTTCAAAATAATGAACTATTTTCATTCATGCAGTTAAAATTTAAAAATTTGGCAGCGCGGCGTATGGTAAACGGGAGATTAAAACGTGTTTTACATGATGAACCCGTAAAATTTAAAGTATACGAATCTAATATTGACCCCGTTCTGAGATTAATGCATAGAACGGGTATACAATCGACTGGTTGGATGGATTCTGGTGATACATGTGTTCGTTCTTATCTTGCAAATGTAGATATAGACCTATTCTGTAATGATTGGAAAACACTTAAACCTGTTAACATTAATGAAAGTGCACCTTTTGTTGTTGCATCTGTAGATATTGAATGTAATAGTTCTACTGGTAAATTTCCTGATGCAGATGTTAAAGATGATGCATGTTTTCAAATTGCTATTTCTTTAGCACGCTTTGGTTCGGAGATACCATACGATAAGACCTGTTTATGTTATAAAAATACAGATTCAAATCTAGAAGGATGTACAATTAAAAGTTATACAACGGAGCGTGAAATGCTGATGGCTTTTAAAGAGTATATAACAAAGGAAGACGTTGATATTATTACCGGATGGAACATATTTGGTTTTGATTTGGAATACATTATGAAACGTGCAGTAGTCACAAATTGTGATGCTTCTTTTTATGAGTTAAGTAAACTAAAAAATTACACATGTGAACTTACGTATAAAAAACTATCGTCCAGTGCACTTGGTGATAATGATCTTAAAATTTTACCTATGCCTGGTCGATTTATTTTCGATTTGTTTCATGAAGTAAAAAAAGGGTACAAACTTGATTCTTATAAACTTGATAACGTGTCTAAACTCTATCTCGGTGATAATAAAATTGATATGCCTGCTAAAGAGATGTTTGCGCGTTTTGTAGAAGAAGATCCCGTAAAGTTACGCGAAGTTGCTGAATATTGTATTAAGGATACATTGTTACCACATAGACTTTTAGCAAAATTATGTATACTCGTGAACTTGCTTGAAATGGCTAAAGCAACATGGGTTCCATTGTGTTATTTAGTAGAAAGAGGACAACAAATCAAAGTATTTAGTCAGATTACTAAAAAAGCGCGTGAAATGGGATTTATGGTCCCAACTATTGCATGGGGACAATATTCTGCAGATGGATACGAAGGTGCAACTGTTCTTGAAGCACAAAAAGGTGCATATTATACACCTATTACCGCATTAGATTTTGAAGGTCTGTATCCATCAATTATGATGGCGCATAATTTGTGTTATTCGACACTTGTTATGGATTCTAAATATGATAATTTACCTGGTGTAACATACGAAACATTTGGTTTTTGTAAATTTGCACAAAATGTACCAAGTCTTTTGCCTAATATTCTTATGGAACTGAAACAGTTTCGTAAACAAGCTAAAAAAGATATGGCACAATCAACTGGTGCGATGAAAGAAATGTATAATGGTAAACAGTTGGCGTATAAAGTATCCATGAACTCCGTATATGGTTTTACTGGCGCTGCAAAGGGTATGTTACCGTGTGTACACATTGCATCGACTGTAACTTTAAAGGGACGTAGCATGATTGACGAAACAAAAGAATACGTTGAAAAGAATTTTCCGGGTGCAAAGGTAAGGTATGGTGACACTGATTCTGTAATGGTTGAATTTGATGTAGGAAAAAGAACCGGGAAAGAGGCAATTGAATATAGTTGGGAATTAGGTGAGCGCGCTGCTGAAGAGTGTACAAAACTTTTTAAAGCGCCAAATAACCTCGAACTTGAAAAAGTGTATTGCCCGTACTTTTTGTATTCAAAAAAGAGATATGCAGCAAAACTTTGGACAAAAGGTAAAGATGGTAATATGAACATGGATTATATAGATGTCAAAGGTCTTCAACTTGTTCGACGTGATAATACACCACATGTTCGCGAAGTGTGTAAAGAACTTCTTGACGTTGTTTTAGAAAGTAGTGATATTGGACCACCAAAGGCACTCGCTTTACAAAGAGCTATAGAACTTATCGAAGGTGATGTACCGAATGAAAAGTTGATACTTTCACAAAGTCTTTCTGATTCGTATAAAGTAAAGGGTTGCACAGTTTCTATTAATAGTCCTGATATTAAGGATATTAATAGTCCTGATATTAAGGATATTGATAAATTTGATATTAAGGATATTAATCAAGCACACGTCCAAGTTGTAAGAAAAATGCGTGAAAGACAACCGGGTTCCGAACCACAATCGGGTGATCGTGTACCTTATATTCTTATCGATACGGGTGATCCGAAAGCAAAGGCATTTGAAAAGTCTGAGGATCCAAAATATGCAAAGGATAATAATTTAAAAATAGATTATAATTATTATTTCATAAACAAGTTTTTAAATCCCGTGTGTGATTTAATTGAACCACTTTTTGAAAATCCAAAAGAAGAAATATTTGGTGAACTTTTAACACGTGTTAAACCAAAACGAAGACCAAAGAAAAAGGTAGAAGACGATGGACAAAAAAAGATTAGTGACATGTTCAAAACACTTAAAAATTAATGGCTAATATTTACTATGGCATCTAGGAAATTACTTACATTATGGGAAGAGGAAGTTGAAACAGAGGTATATAAACGATTAGTAAAAGAAATGCAAAAAATTTCAATTAAATATACTATAAATTTAAAACTATTACTTGCTGATATACCAAATCCGTTAAACTTTTGTAGAGGATTTAAGAAGGATGGTAGTCCGTGTATTGCTAGAGCTAAACTAAATGGTATGTGTGGGAGTCATTTGGATCAACCCCAGGTTAAGGGTCCTATAGAAATGTCAATTAAAAATAATGATGGTATAAGACATACACATAATTTACTTGAATGTATATTTAAACCTGGGTGTCCTGCGTGCGAAATATCAAAAAAGGGCTTTAAAGATTTGCGTGGAATTATGTAATATGAATAAATCGGCTATTCTACTAACATCAATTGATACATTTTATAATATACCAGAGAATAGAGCTACACTTTTGGAAATTTTGAATAAAACTGGGGGAATTTCTTTAAGAAATCTTGAATGGTTTATAACAAATTATTCAAAGAAAAATAATTTAACATACAAAACAAAAGATGGCAAAATTTTTAGTGTTCATTGTGCATACAAATCGAGTTTAGATGGATATAGTAAAAAGTTATTTGATCCGTTTTGTAGATCATCTAAGATGACATACAATGTACCAGGAACATCTGATGAAATACACACGACGGTAGCGCAGTTGAATTTCATAAGATGGTGTATAAAAAATAATATAATAGAGTACATACGGGAAAATAAAAATACTTTGTTTCTAAACAAGTGACATGATACCATTTTCAAAAACGAATGTTTGGTATCCTACATAATACAAATGTAAAGTATAATCATCTGTAAGTCCTTCTTTCATTGTAACATCTAACACTGTTCTATTCGATTGTAACTGACTAAAATCCAACATTCCCGATGGGTCTACATTAATAGGATTCATCGAGAATGTATACGTATAAATACTTCTGTACGGTCTAGACAATCGACTTGTAAAAGGTACAACGTATTTAAAATATTTATGATCGCATTCTTGTATATTTGGTAAATCCTGACCATTTACAAATATTTTAGCACTTTTCATGGGAGGATTGTAAAATTCATTTGTTATCGAATATTCATTACTCGCTGAAAAATTATATCTGTTTGCGAAAACATTTGTCGTTAAACTCGTACCACCTTCGAACGTTTTTTCATTTTCAAACGTTTTTTTTCTAAAAAACCAATTGAGTGTTTTAACTGGTATATTAGGAACAAGTTCTAGTTTAGCATTTTGATTACCTGGAAGTATATCTAAAGTAGGGTGTTTTTTAACTATATCCGTGACTAAAACATGGTTTTTATTTGTTATATATATGCGTTCGGACGGATCTATTGTCATTTCTTCAGTTATTATATCAAATTCTTGTAGAGAAATGGCATCTGTTTCATTTGTAAAAAATGCCTGGTTGTGAAATTCAAGCTCGAACTGAAGTTTTTGTTTATAAATAGCACATGTTGGGAAATATGGTCTATTTGGTGTATTTGTTTCATATTCATCACTTTCGTATTTTCTAGAAAAAAATAAAGGTATGGGTATATAAACACGCGATTTATTTTGGGCTAAAAATTGGTTACCCGATAATAAAGATGTGTCTTCTGCATTATTTCTGTTTACGGTATACCTTTTTGTTCTTTTTTCTGATTCGTCGAGATACAATTCATCATATATTATACCCCAATCTCCATGAAATTTTTCAACAACAATCTCATCTACACGCATTGTTACAGATTTGAGAATATGTCTACCAATTTGATCGGCATAATAACTATCTCCACCTGTTAATGCAGGTAATTCAAACATGAGGTACATATTTGATAAAAGATCACCCATATTTCTTGGGTTAAATGTAACTTTTATCGTTTCACCGAATGGCCATGTCGTTGACGAAGAACTTGGTTTATTTACATTTGTACTTTTATGAAATTTAGAAAATGGTGCATGTCTTTTTTGTTCATACTTAAAGAATGAAAGTCCTGGGTTTTTATCTAAAAGGTATGTATCTTGTTTACCAATTGCGTTGAGTGATAATATAGCACCTGTATCTGGTCCAGAAGTGTCACACATACTACTTATTGTTTATATATTTTTAAATCCCTTTTCCACATATCGATATAACTTATTTTTTGTAAATCATTAAATTCGTCTTTTGTTTTTGACGTTTCTTCCCTGAGATTTTGTACAGCTTCATGTGTATATTGATATGTTTTTATGTTTAAAAGATAATCATATGAGTTATCAATCTTGTCAAAAAGTTTGTTCATTTCATGTTCGAGATCTGTACGTTTTCGTTTAAAAACGATGATTTTTTCATGTATGACCATATCTACAAATCTTGACATGTTCTCCAGTTTTTTTACTTTTTCTCTTAAAACAGTAAGAAGATGCGTTTTTCTTTTTTTATATGTTTTCGTTCGTATTTCTATAAAGTCTTTGAGAATGTCTTCTGGACTTTCATACTTATGAATACCCTTTGTAGGGTGAAATAAATGCATGTTTGTAACATGGAAGGTTTTTTGGAGTTTAAAATCTTTTATGATATCATTTCCAGTATATCCTGTAATATAAAAATCAACGTGTTCAGTTGTACTGTTATTTACGTAATTTGTTATTTTCTTTTTTTCGATGAGTGTATCGAGATATTCTTTGTATTCTTGTGTCCAACGCCCTGGTGGAAGTTCGGTGACTTTTAATACATTACCCGTTTGAGACCATACACCCTCTGTAACCCATACACCATCTTCGTTACTAAATACACGCCCAGTAAATTTATCGAACCATGGTTTCATTGGAACGATCGTTTCTCCTGCAATAACCCTTTCTATATTTTTCTGTATATCAATCGGATTAAATGATGGTATATATGAACTAAACCCAGTTCCTATACCTTCAGTACCATTTACTAAAACCGTTGGTAAAATGGGTACATAATAGTCGGGTTCAATTTGTTTACCATCATCATCCAAATACTGTAAAACGGGGTCATCTTTTGGATCGAAAAGCTGACGTGCACTTTTCGTAAGTTTTGTAAAAATATACCTCGTTTGACTTGCATCTTTACCACCCATGAGTCTTGTACCAAACTGACCACACGGTTCAAGTAAATTTATGTTATTCGACCCCATAAAATTGTGTGCAAGTTTCACAATAGTATCGGCTAAAGAGACTTCACCATGGTGGTACGACGTCTTCTCCGAAACGTACGCAGCCAATTGCGCAACTTTCATTTCGGATGTAAGGTTTTTAGTAAAACATGCGTATAACACTTTTCTTTGTGACGGTTTCAAACCATCGGAGACGTGTGCAATGGACCTTTTCAAATCTGCCAGACTGAAATTAACAAGATCTTTATGAATAAAGTCGGATATACCGAGTCGTTCAACGTTTCCGTAAGGTATTTCTAATTCCGAAGGTTTCTTTTCCGTACTTTCGAGTAACCACGCTTTACGTAAATCCGATTTTGTTTTATCAAAAGCGAGATTAATAGAGACGTCCATAGTTTCATCCGCGTCGAATTGAACAGTGAGATCTTTTATTTTTTTAAAATATTCACGTGCTTCTGTGGACGTGGATGTACCAAGACCCTTGTAATACTTAATTTTCCACCCCTGTTTACCATTACCGTACCAGTACCTGAATGTAGAATCGGTATAAAACGATTTTGTTTCTGAACCTTTTGTGGCTTTTATGATTGGTGTAACCATACTCACGACAAAGTTTAGTTTGAGTAAACTTGGCCAAAAATAATGTATCATGTTAAGTATGAGTCCTTTGATATGACTCCCATCGTTATCCGCATCTGTCATGATCATGAGACGACCGTATCTGAGTTCTGAAAGTGACGTGTATACTTTACCCTGTTGAAGACCCAAAATCTTTTTGAGATCGTTAAACTCCTTATTTTCAGTAAGTTGTTTAACACTTGCATCTCGAACGTTTTTACACTTACCACGAAGAGGAAAAACGCCGTAATGGTCTCGACCAACTACGGAAAGACCAGCAATTGCCAACGTTTTAGCCGAATCACCTTCTGTTACGATAAGTGTACACTTACCGGATTGTTGTGTACCTGCCTTATTTGCATCGTCGAGTTTTGGTATACCCGTTATTTTTGATTTGCGCGTACCATCCGTTTTCTTGAGTTCTTTCATTTCGCGAAACTTCGATAAAGCAAGAAGCTCGTTTTGTACACTCGTTTTTAGAATATTTTTAATGAACGATTTTGGTGGTTCAAATTTACTCCCAAAATCTTGTGGTTTGAGCGTACACTCTGATTTAACCTGGCTACTGAAACTCGGATTAACGAGGGTTGCTTTTACAAACACAAAAAACGCATTCTTAACCTGTTGAGGACGAAGTTTTATCTTTTTTGCCATGTCTTCAATAATACCGTTTGCGAGTATACCAGAAACGTGATCAACGTGTGAACCTCCTTTTGTAGTGCATATTCCATTGACGAAAGAAACGTGTTCGAATCCGTCGTCGGAAGGTGCAATACACACTGACCATCTATCACTTGTAAACATACACATTTCGTCTGTTTTTGTGTACATTCTAGCGTACGTATTAAATGAACATTTTGGTAAAGGTTCACCTTGAAATTTCACTTTACAGTTTTGTGAAGTGCATATGCTTGCATCATATACGCGTTTTTCGAATATTTTGTATATAGACTCGTCCATACCAGACATACCAAACCGTTTCCAATCAGGAACAAATTTTACACAAACACTCGATGTTGCACCTGCGTATTTTTTTATTTTTGGTGTATGACATTTTTTCATATTATCTGACCATTCCTGTGTGTATACACACTTGTTTTCTCCATCTTTTATTTTTACCGAAAACTTTGTCGAGTATACGTTTGTAAGTTTTGCTCCGTACCCGTTTCGACCACCGACGACACGTTTTTGTGTATCGTCATAATTTGTACTCGTGAGTAAATGTCCGAACGTTAATTCAGGATTCCAAAGACCTTCCTTTTCATGCATTTTCACTGCAATGCCTCCTAAAGGGCCGTTATTTTCTATGGTTATTTCACCCAATGTTTTATCAATAGATACACACAGTGATGTTACATTTTTTGGGTACAGAGAATTTCTGTCGATTGCGTTTACGAGTATTTCGTCAAATATTTTTAGAAGTGCCGGTGAGTAGACGACATTTTTCTTTTCGAAGTGACCGTTTTCGTATACCCAATACGGTTCTCCAACACGCGAAACCGGACCAACGTATGAGTCTGGTCGTTTTAAAATATGTTCCACGTGCGTGAGTTTTTGAATACTTTCATCCATATTTTTTATAATTCGCTTCTTCTACTTAAGTGTCTTTTTAGACCTTCGAACCAGTATAAAAGTTCCTCTTTTGTTTTAGACTTAGGCGTTTTATATATTTGTTTTAACATACCATATTCACGTTTTCTAAGTGTCGATGGATGAATTTTATACGAGTTTAAAAAACATGGGTAACATACACGTTTTAATTTCGATCCAAAAAATTTATAATATTCTTCGTTGTTAAACATGAAAATAGGTCTTATTTTTCTATATTCGCGTATAGTATTACGTTCATATACATCATTTGTGTGTATTCTTGGGTTTAACGGGCAACTACATGAATAACACTCGTTTATCCATTTAAGATACATAAAAGATATTAGTCTTTATTTTTTATGTATTACAATCAAGTAAGACAACCCAATGGAGTACCAGCTCTAGGTATAAATTTAGAAATGCAACCACCGAGTACAGATATATCTAATTTTGAACCTGAAACTGAACCTGAACTTGAACCTGAAACTGAAGTAGAGAGTATGGATATAATATTTAATAAAATTGTATACGTGTCCATATTTTTCATGAATTGTATGTTTACTTTTACAGTTTCTAATTTAATAAATATTATAAATCTTTTGTTTTCGAGTATAGGTTTGTATGGTATTTTACAAAAGAATATGAAATGTGTATATTTTCACACAATTTATCTATTAATAGGTTTGATCATGTTTATATATGTATCTATAGAAATGTATATAATCTATTATTCTGTGTATATTATATTAAACATAATAACAATTGAACAATATAGTTAAAAGTTTTATTATACAAATATAATATGCGAGAGTTTGTTTTAAAAAGACTTGAATTGGGAAAAACAAAATATGGTCATGGTGTTCGTGTTGATATGGATACAGTTACATGGGGTACACCTAAAAATTCGTGGTTAGAAATGGCTATAGAAGAATATGTTGACGCTATAATTTATATAACTGCTGATTATATCCGAAATTTTGAAACATCGGTAAGACCGGATGATAATGATCGTATATTAGAATTAGCATGTAATCCAGATTACATGTTAAGTAATTTTCATACCATGTCGATTAAAACAATTACAAATTTGATATACATGTCTACTCACCAAGAGTAAAACTATAGGTTCTTCTGAGTTTTATAAAGAACCACATTCTTTATTAACCTAAGTTATTTTATTTTTTTAAAGAAATTAATAAAGAATGTCGCAATATTTTTTAACACACAGAATTCAAGATAATTTTAGTAACACTAAAAAAGTGCTTACTACAAAACATCAATCTAATATTCAAAATTATGATGACTGTTTACGGATATCTAAGAGTTTCAAAACACAAAATAAAACACCAGATGAGATGGCTTTGATACTTGATAAGATGAGAAAGAAAAAGTTAGAGTGTCAAAAAACTCGTCCTATACAGGTTTTACAAAGTCCACCAGAAGATAGACCAAATACAGAAAGTAAAAAAACATGTAAAGCTTTTACATTAGCAGGAAAAAACTGCACTTTTAAAGCTGTATATGGGAATTATTGCAAAAAGCATAGAATAGATGACGAGGCGTTGGGAACAAAACCAAAAATAAATGTTTCTTTATTATAAAACATGTTAGATCAGGAAACACTTCGACCTGTTATTATATCTATGGCACTTTATCTTTTGATTTCAAAGATTGTACCAGAGATTCTTAAAAAACCAACGAATATCAAGTTTATCGATGATATTGTAGCAATGCTCATTGCACAACGAGGTTCACTTATGTCAGGTGCCATCTTAACTGGCGTCATTACTTTCCTCACCAATTATATTAGCGACGAATTCTTGTAATACGTTTTCTTTACACGTTAACATATGCGTTCTCGGATGTTCCATATACCTTAATTTCTTGGTATATGCATCTTCCATAAATTCACGAAGCTGATTTTCATCAGGTTTACCCCATTCCATACCCGCTTTAAACAAGAAATCATCTTTCACTATTTTCTGACGTCCACATTTTATAGTATAGGGTGTTTTGATATATTCAGAAGCACCACCATAATCTGTTATGATAACAGGTTTATTTCGTAAAGCTGCTTCTACTGCTCCCATACCAACACCTTCTGAACTCGAAAAACTTACGTAACAATCACTCAGAGCATGTATTTTTTCCATTTCGTCATCTGGTATAAGGTCATTTATAAATGTTACATTTGGTATACGTGCTTCTACGGGTTGATTACATGTAGCTTTTACGAGTAATCGTGCATCTGGTTTATTCATACGTATAAATGTTTCTAGGATTTTATTAAAATTTTTACGTGGATCATACACATTGCCTATATGGTAGAAAGTATATGGTCTTTTATCAGGTATATGTGCGTGTATTACATAAAATTCAGTATCAGGGAACTGACGCTTGAATACCTTTCTACAAAATTCACTTGGTACAGCAATTTTGTCGAAGAATTTAAAAAGTTTACCGTAATCTTCGTGTACTGTTTCGGTTTCACAAACTGTCATACACGTAACATGTTTGATTTTCCTTTTTATTTCTGGTATCTTATCTAACCAATATTGTACAGGGAGCGCGAATATAAATGCTTTTTCACACTCTGGTATATCATTTTGAATTTCTATGAACTTGCTTCTTGGAAAGAGGTTCATATATTTTTTACAATGTTGACCTATTCCACTCAATAAGTTTGGACCTATGAATAACATTTTATATAAAGATAATCTTTCTTTTATATATATTAAACAATGGACTCTGTCAGGGAACAAATAGATGCCGCACTTCAAAGACAAAAACTCAGTAAAGATACCGTATATAGTATTCTTCGTCAAATTGCTGATGCTATTGAACCACCGGTATTAGTACCTCCAGCCCCAGTCACAGCCCCAGTCACAGCACCAGCACCAGCACCAGTCCCAGCTCCAGCTCCAGCTCCAGCACCAACCCCAGCCCCAGCTCCAGCTCCAGCTCCAGAGACAACTCCAGCTCCAGCTCCAGCTCCAGTTCCAGCCCCGGCTCCAGAGCCAGTTCCACCTTCAACCCCAAAGAAAAAAACTGTTAAACGTGTAGTTAAAAAGAAGGCGGTGGAACCGAAGGCGTAAACTTATTCTTGAAGAATACGAAACCGGATATAAAAAGTAATATAATTATCATCAAGTATCGAAACGGATACTTTTTCTTTTTTTCAATTTCCATTTTTTCGATATCCTCCTTATCGGGAAGTTTTTTAACGTTTATGTTAAGTTCATCTATCTTGCCTATAAGTTTACGTAAAGCTTCTAATATCTGAAGTTCTCTATCAGTCGGTTTTTCTTTGACGTCGATTGTTGTTATTTCAAGAACCATATACCAATTTGCATCTGGCTGAAGTTTTTTATAATCACCATCACCTTGTGATTCGTATATCTCAAAGTGAAGTTTTTGTATAGATATAGGGTTGAAAAAATTCGTTTGGCGTTGAAAAGATCTCCATTGTTTATCACGCATAATAAAATCATTACTTCCCGTAAAACTTCTTTCTAATGGTATTCTCGCAAGAATCTGACCATTACGTTCGTCTAATAGTTGCCCCCTTTTTGGTACATCGGGGCATACTACATCTACATATTTAGCGACATTTGAATTACCAATTGTATCATTTTCACCTATTTGTGTAATATAGAAATCAACAGGTTTTATACCAACAACTTCTGATATTTCTTCGATGTGTAAATTGGATTCGAGTGTAAGATCTATCGTAAAAGTATTATTTGAACCACTTACAAATTCCGAATCTACTACTATGTACTGTACTTTTTTCGGTAAGTCCTGGAGTGATACCATCTTGTATGTATAATATAAAAAAATAATTGTAGAAAATAGTAATGTATACATTTTATTCAAGTGTATGTAATTTATTAGCACCAAAACCAAAAATTAAAGAAAGAGAAATACCTCAATCTGTAAGATTGTGTAATTATGATTATATTACTACAAAAAATGAAGCCAATGAAACTGTAATTTTGGAAGTTCCTAAAAAACCTAAGTACAGAAGTTATTTATAAAATTATAAAATGAAATGGATGACTATATTGCCTTACACACGTACGACTACATTCTCGCCTTTTGTCAAGCGACAAACGAACTCCCGGGTGACATACAAAGACTCGTATGGGACAAAGTTAATAAATACGACGCGTGTTCTCTCGAGTGCCCAGGGG